GCATCTTGTGTAAAAGTACCGGCCTCTGTATTCTGACTTTTCTGATCGACAATAACTGCATAACTAGTAAATAAACCTGCTCCAGCAACCCCAGAATTAGTAATCGACATTCTCTCTGTTCCACCAGTAGAGAATTTTATTGTGTCAGCCCCAAAATATACCCCTGAATTACTATCCGTTCCGACTACAGAAGGAGCCGATGCACTTCCATCTACACCTGCAACTCCTGTAGTTCCTGAAATTGTTATAGCCATAGTTAGATATTAGCCGATAAATAGTAGGTTAAACAATAGTCCAGTTAGAACCTGATGGTATCGTCACTGTTTGGCCTGAATTTATAGTTATCGGACCTGCACTGAGAGCGTTTGTATTTGCGGGAATTGAATAAGAACCTGTTACCGTTTGTCCGAAGTTTAGAAAAGTTGTATCTGTTCCTGTCCCTGTCGCACCTCCGCCTCCACCGATAGATCCCCATGCAGGACTGCTTCCTGTATATCCCTCGAACTCATTGGTTGTTGTGTTATAACGAAACATCCCAACCGCAGGTGAGCCAGGTCTTTGTGCAGTCGTACCATCTGAAATCTTGAGGGCTGTATTGCTATTGAAATCTGCTGTTCCTGTAAATGTTGGTGATGCTGTTGGAGCGAGGCCAAGGTTTGCGCTCGCAAGCGTTCCAACTTCTACCCATGCGTTATTTGCCGCATTTCTTATATATAGCTTTCCATCTCCTGTATCCGCATACCATTGATAGGCAAAAGTCGTGGACGGGTCAGTACCATTTGAGTTATTAGAAGCTATTGCAGCTAAAGCATTGTTAAGGTCGCTTCTTACGGCACTTCCAGTTCCGTTGGCTATTGAATAGTCATGTGTCGCCATAATGTCTAGGCTAAGTTGTTATTATTCTATACGCCTTTACCATATCCCACTACTGACCACGTAAAGTTTCTGTCAACACTGCTACCTCCTGAGTTTTTGAAGGTTACTTGGAATTGAGTTCCTGTAACTGTTCCCATCTGTATATAATCTCCACTGGCCATATTGTTTACATTAATTCCAACACTTGGGAGATAAGCTGATGTGCCTCCACCTAATGCAGAAGTGCCAGTGAAAAACGCTTTTCCAAAAGTAATAGTTTTTGTTCCCGCCCCACTAGCAACGAGTCCCGTACTTTGTTCTGTTCTTGTTTGTAGCGATGCTGTATAACCTAGTTCGTCAACAATAATATTTTCGTCAACATCTGTAGAAGTCAATGTAGTTCTGAAATCAAAACCCCTACCTTTAAATGTTCCATTGGCAAAGTTCTGCCACGCTCCCCAAGATGCGCCTCCAGAAGCAGGGTCATTATTTGTTGTTCTAACTTCTAAAATTGCGTTTACGTTGTTGATAACTCCACCATCAAAATCAGCCCATGTATCTATATTTGTTGTTCTGTTATCTATTAAGTCAGCAGGTAAAAATCCTCTAGTAACAAACCTTCTTTGGAGATCAAGGGAGAAGGCAGCACCAAGATCAATTTTATTAGCAAATGTATAAGTTCCTGATGATTTGACATTGCCTAAGAAATCAAAGTTTCCTATTGCATCAACACTTGTAACAGCATCAAAGGACGCATCCCCATCTAAAACAAGAGCGTCATATTCATCACTATAAAAAGTATCAACTTTTGTTCCTTGAAATGGTGGACTGTCTTGATCTTCACGGCGAGTTAAGACACCTAAATTTCCAATAGGGTCTGGTGGGTCAACAATAATGCTTGTCTCTGATGCGCTCATCCTTCCGCCTGAGTCTGCAAATTTGACCATCACCTCACCAGCCAAAAGTGGAATATTCGTTGTAGTCGTAGCACCGCCTTTTGCAGCTACAAGGTCAACAGAGTTAGTCCAAGTTGCAGATCCATCCGTTTTGCTTGAGTGACGTATATGTACTTTTCCGCCTGTCTTTACATCAAGATCAACCGTTTGATCCCAAGTCAATCTTGCTGTGTTAACACTTATCGGTTCAATTGTTAAATTCTGAACATTTGCGGGTACTGCTGTTTTCCCTAGAAGAGTAAATGTTGCTGTTGCAATAGCACTCCTCCCACCAACAAAGTTTATGGATTGAATCTGAACTTCTAGCGTCCCTTCAGTTAAATTCCTCAAAGTAGCAGAAGGATTTAACGAAGTGATCTGAGTCCAGTTATTACTACCTAATCTATAATTAATAAAGTATTCAGAGACGTTCCCGGCTGGCGAAGTCCAACCTAAATCGAAAGCAGTAAGTATATTAGAACCATCTTGATATAGATATTCGTTACCTGTAATATTCGTTACTACGTCTGGAATTACGCTTAAATTGCTTATATCAGGAGTCTGTATTTTAGTTTTACTATCAACAGCAGAATAGATCGTTGAATTATACTTAAGAGATGTAACTGTATAGAGTCCACCATCTTCTTCTGATATAGAGACAACTCTAAATTTTTGTGGAACGATGGTTGTTGTCTTTACTTCCCATACCGCCCCAGTAGCAGGAGTTTCACTAAAAGGACTGGAAGAATCTATTGTTATTGTTGTTCCTGAAAAATTTGTAATAACCTTTTCTTCAATTAATCCTGTTGGTAGTAATACTGAAACAACTGGGCTGTTAGCCATATCAATCGTTAGATCACTATTCGAATCAATAACAACAGTTGTAGTGGTTGCTGATGAGATTCTCCCACTTCTCCTTTCCCCTGCTTTAACAGGATCAGCAATAGAAACTATCATCCCCGGCCTTATTGCTATTCCACTATCAATAGAAACAACAAAACTGACAGTCTCACTAAGATTTTGCTCGCTGAGTAGCATCCACCGACCTGCTCTTTGAGCCTGTCCTTGGCTATAACAACCCATCAAACGGATCTCTTTATTAATCACCCCATATTTCGATACAGCATCAGCATCTTCTACCTGTTCCCATTGGACTTCTCCTAGAGTGTCGTAATCTTGCCAAGCAACAGTACAGCTAGAATGTCTAACTCGATGAGAAGTACCACTATATTCAAACCTTCCATCAACAACATTTGATGGACCTAAAAGAAATTGACTATCAGATTCTTTATCTTGAAGCAGCACCAATGAACCCGCTGCATAATAACTAAGCCCTCTAAATAGGGATGACATTTCTTGGATTACGTTATAAATTTCTTTCCTAGAATTTAAATAATAATTACAAGAGAATCGTGGCTCTTGTCCTCCTTTTCCATCAGATACTAATTCATTACAGTATTGAGAAATGCTATAAAAATCCCACTTGTCAAGTGTACTTTCAGGAATATTTGCTCCATACCTTGCATTTATCATCAAATCATATAAGCACCAACATGGATCAGCACACCAAGTAGCAGCTCCAAAGGTTCCATCCCAAACACCTGTATAAGTAACTCGTCCTAAATGTGTTGTTGTGTCAACAGAAGCATTGGACGGAAGCTTAACTTTTATTCCTCTAACTAGATATCGTCTTTCTGGAATAGAGCTAAATTGGGAAGCTTCAAATTTCAGCCAACATAAAGCAGAGTTTGGATAAGTTAATTTCTCATCTTTTATCTCTGTATAACTATTAAACCAAGTTTGATTTTGATATTTTGTTGACGAATCTGCACTAGTTCTAACGAATCTTATGTCAACTGGAAAAGCTCCAGTTAGTTCGATCATGTAGTCCTTCAAATAGTTGCTACTTGATTTGCCGTTTATTGTGTCTGTAACAATGGCGTTATAGCCTCCTCCGTTGTATTGGACATGAATTGCTATTGATACGTTTGCACCTAGAACATCACCTTTACTTGTAAATTCTTGCAGAGATGGAATCCGTAAAGTAACTCTAATTCTGTCAACATCTCTATCTGTGATTGTTTTAACTATCGGAGTGCTATTTACTACTTCAAGCCCAACATTATGCTCTGAAGAAGATTTTGCTTTGTCGTCTCCTAAATAGGCTTGCGCTTGAGTTCCATTTCTAGTAGCAAAACTATAATCAACAAAATTATCTGTTCCAGAAGAACTCTGTATGGCTGTTCCATCTAAATAGATGCCTTTTAGACCTCCTTCTATTCCATCAATCTCTCCTTCAGATATTAGATCTAATACTCTTGCAAATTGTGTACTTCTAAGATTGTCATTTGCAGTTGTTGGAGTATAAGAACCTCCTCCTCCTTTATTTCCGCCTCCTCCTGATCCTGTAATACCAAAGCCTAAACCTGCATTATGAACCCGAACATTTTCAGCAATGAATGTATGTTGATTTTCTACCGTTAAGTTATAAACACTTCCTAGTCCAATTTTCTTCTTTTCAATAAGTGGAACTAAATGATTATTTTGATTGACAACACAATCGTCACTATCAAGAGTTCCTATTTCAACAAAAGCGTTGTATTGATTTAAAACCCAATGATTAGGCGTAGCAGTAAAAGATGATCCTCCCCAGAATTTGTACCACCAAATTTCTTCTGCTTCATGTCTATGAACCTTTAAGATTTTTGCTTCATGTATATCTCCTTGATCGTCAAAACTAAGAACTAAATCACCTTCTTGTAATTCTACAATTGGTTTTTTACCGTCAGGAGTCGATATAAGGGTGTCACCTACAAAACAACCACCACCACCAGAACCAGCAAGTCTATTTTTTTTCATACAACATCAAGTGAAGCAGAGACAATAGCTGACCCTGTAAAACAGCGTCCATAACAAATTGGGACTGGGAATCCCTGTTGCGTTGTATTCTGAATCCCACTAAAAGAATAGTTCTGAATTAAATTAGCTTCTGGACTGGTCTTTGGCATTTCAGGAGTTGGGGCAAGCATCTGTGAGATCCCTGATAATGTCAACATTGCACCAACACCAAGAATAGATTTAGCTACAAAAGCACTCCCAACCCAGCTAGATGAAAAGGTAAGGCCACTACTCCATGCGAAGCTCGCTCCTCCAGTTACGAAGGCTAAACCAATCAAAGCTATACCCCCTAGGATTTTCCATCCACCTCCTCCTCCAGCTCCAGTAACTACAGGCGTAATTTTGAAAACCTCTTTTTCACTCCAAGGAAGAAGCAAGTGATTCATATTGTCGGAGTTTATTTTTTCTTTACCTAAAAGGATTTTATAACCAACTCCATTATCTTTACTCTCTGTAAGCCACTCAACTAACCAAGGGAAATTTATGCACAAAGCTTTAATAGCCTCTGCTGGTGTATTTACATCTAATTTGAAAGTGCCTTGTCC